GCCCAAGATCAGCGACACCCGCATGGTCGCGACGCGCTTGCTCGGCGCCAATGTGGCGGTCGATTTCTCCGAGGTGTGGATCAGCGCCGCGACGGCGGCCGCCCTCGGATACGACATCAGGCGCGGCGACATCATCGAATTCACCTATCTCGGCGGCCCGACCCCGCCGCGCTCGATCGTCAATGCGGCGCAGCCTGGCGACCTTGGCGACGTGCAGATCATCCTTTCCGGCGCCGAGGACGCGACGAGCGAGTGAAGCCCCTTGTAGCAGCGGCGATCCGCATGGCGGCCACGCGCGCGCTCATGGGCGCCACCATCGCCGGCGAGCGCATCTTCGACAGCGCCATCCTCGCGATCGACCAGATCGCCCAAAACCAGCCGCTCCCCTTTGTGACCGTCTCGTCCGAGGACGAGGACGCCAAGCCGAGCGGCACGGACATCTGGTCAGGCGACGGCACGATCGACCTCGTGATCGAGGTCGGGATCAGCAAGGCCGTCCAGCTTGAGGACAATCAGGGCGCGGCGCTCCTATTCGAGACGACCGATGCCAACCTCGAACTGACCCTCGGCGTGCTGATGCGCCAGATCACGGCCGCGCTGTTCGGGCGCGGCGGCGGGAAATGGGGCGACGCCTTCCGATCCTTCGTTTCGGCTGTCGAGACGATCTCGGTGAAGCGCGGCGTCCCGATCGAGGGCGGCACCCGCTTTGCCGCCCGGCAGGCGGTCATACGCATCCGCACGATCGCCGATCCGCCCTTTGGGCCGGTGATCGCCGGCACGCCATTCGACAAGTTCTTCGCGGCCGCCGATGCCGATACCGACGCGACGGTCAAGCGCGCCGCCGATGCGCTGCGGGGCGCCATCGAGGGCGATCCGGTCGGCTGGCCGGAATATTGGAACGCGCTGGCCGTAGCCGGGGGCATTCCCGCCGATCAGGAGGATGGCGTCGGCATCGCGTCCTTGGCCGGGGATGACCAGGCGGTGACGGTAATCACCATCGATCCTGATGGGTGGGATTTGACCGATCCCGATGGCGCGCTGCCCCCGGAGAGCCCCTGATGCTTGAGGACATTCTGACCGAAATGTCCCGGCGGCTCTCGTCGCTTGAGCGCCGGGTCGCCGGCATGGTACGGCACGGCACGGTGTCCGATGTGGACATCAGCAAGGGCCTCGCGCGGCTGTCCTTTGGCGACGGCGATGCCGGCGAATTCAAGGGGCCATGGGTGCCGTACGCGCAAACCGCGGGCGCGCTCAAGGTCCACACGCCCCCGAGCGTCGGCCAGCAGATGACGATGATCTCGCCGACCGGCGATCTTCGGCAGGCGATCGCCGTGCCGATGACATGGAGCGACCAGAACCCGAGCCCCGGCCAGTCCGCCGATCCGGTGCTGACCTATGGCGACGTGAAGCTGACGGTCACCAAAAGCAGCGTCACGATCGAGGTCGGCGGGTTCTCCGCGAAATTCACGAGCGCCGGCCTCGTCACCACGGGCGGCGGCGTCTCCAACGAGGGCAAGGACATCGGTGCCACCCATACCCATGGCGGCATCACCCCGGGCGGCGGGGACACGCTGACGCCCAATCCGGGCGGCCCATCGCCCTAACCCCAAGAGGAGCACATGAGCACCTTGCAAAGCCTGCTTGTCGCCCGACAAGCGGACCGCCGCGCCTTGACCGGCGTCATCGACATCCAGGGCAATCGCACCCGCATCATCTTTGGGGCGGTCGGGTCAATCCCTCGCGTCGTGCTTGCCGTGCAGGACAACGCCGTCTCGGTGTTGACGCCGGCGATCGACCAGGCGGCCGCGCCGGCATCAAGCGCCGCGTCCGATGATCTCGCCAAGGCCAATGCGACGATCGCCAGCCTGACCGCCGAGCGCGACGCGCTCAAGGAACAGGAGGTGGCGTCCGCCGCCGATCACGAAAAGCAGGTGGCGGACCTGACCGCGAAGCTGGCGGCATCGGAGGCGGCCATTGCCGACAAGGACAAGGCCCTCGCTGCGGCCCTGGCGGCCAGCGCGGCGGCCACCACCGCGCAGCCCGCGCCGGCATCCGCCGACACCGCCGCCGCTGCCACGAGCGACGCCGCCGGCGACGCCGCGGCCGATGCGGCCAAGACGAAGAAGGCGGCGACGGGCGCCGCCAGCTAATCCGGGTGATCAGCAATGGCCTCCGACCCGAGCGTGGACATCGACATCGGGACGGGGGCCAACATCGGCGGGTGGCCTCACGTTCAACAGTGCATCGCCGACTTCTTCTCGACGCCCTTCGGCGCCCGCGTGATGCGCGAATGGTACGGCTCGGCCGTCCCCCGCTTCCTCGGCGAAAACCTCAATACCCAAACCATCGTGCCGTTCTTCTCGGCGGTCGCCTCAGCAATTGAGCAATGGGAGCCGCGCTACCGGATCACTCGGATCGTCCCGCAGAGCGTCGATCGCGGCGGCCGCCTCGTGGTGACGATCGAGGGCGAATATCGCCCGCGCGCGCTCCTGGGCGACTTCACCGTCGCCGGCGCCAAGCGAATGACCGTAACGGGCGCCAGCGGCGCGATACAGGTGCAAAATGGCTGACGATGCCGCCTACCTCGCCGCGCTGCCCGCGCCGACTGTCATCGAGGAAGTCTCCTTCGAGACGATCCTTGCCAGCATGAAGGCGGACCTGTCGGCGCGCCTGCCCGACATCGCGCCGGTGCTGGCGCTGGAAAGCAGCGCGGCCGTCAAGGTCATGGAGGCGTGCGCCTACCGCGAGACGCTTCTTCGGGCCCGGATCAACGACGCGGCGCGAGCGAACCTCCTCGCCTTTGCGACCGGCGCCGACCTCGATCATGTCGGGGCCAATTCCAGCCCGGCGGTGTCGCGCATGGCGGGCGAGGCCGATGATCGCTTTCGGCTACGCATCTTGCTCGCCACGCAGGCCCGCAATGTCGGCAGCCCTGAGTTCTATCGGCTCGTGGCGCTCAACACGGACCTGACCGTCAAGGATGCGATCGCCTATCGCGACGGCCGCGATCCGACCGTCAATGTCGCTGTCCTGTCCACGGCCACCGATGGCGTCGCCGGCGCGGGCTTGCTGGCCGAGGTGACGGCCGCCTTTGCCGATCCCGCCAATCGGCTGGTGAACGGCGTCGTGAACGTCGTCTCGGCCGTGGCGAGCGTCGTCAATATCGCCGCCGACCTCACGGTCACACCGAACACGCCGGCGAGCATCACGGCCACGGCAGAAAGCGCGCTGCGGGCCGCCTGGGCGGCCGAGGGCGGCCTTGGGCGCGATCTCACGCGCGACTGGATCAAGGCCCGCCTGATGGTTCCCGGCATCTATTACGTCGCGCTGTCCGGCCCGGCGGCGGATCAGGTCGTCCCGCCGCATGCGGCAATCTCGATCGGCACGGTCACGCTGACGATAGGTGAGGAGAATTCCTGATGGCGGACATTCCGTCGCTTCTGCCGGTCAATGGCTCGCCCGTCCTGCGCGCCATTGAGCAGGCGACGGCCTACGAGCCCCACGTCCAGGATGGCGCGGATGCCGTCATCAACATCAAGGGCCGGCGCTTGCCGTCGTTCCTGGCGTTTCTGGCCTATGAATACGGCCTGACCGACCTGTCCCCCTATGTGCCGAGCATCTACACGCTTCTCGATGAGGGGCGGCAATGGGAGATTGAGCGCGAAACCTTCGCGTCGGTCGCCCGGGCACTTGGATGGATCGGGATCGCCGCGACGATCGACGAGGCGCCCAAGCGCCGCGCGTGGTGGAATAGCTTTCAGCTTTTGCTCACCGCGATCCCTGCGGCCGACAGCCCCGACCTCACGCGCATCGAGCATATCGCCGGACTGTCGGCGCCGCTGCAGTCGGACTTCCGCCGCGGCGTCGCGGGCTATGACGCCGGCGCGATGGAGCTCGCCTATGGCCGGCTCGGCCAGTGCATGCTCGGCGTGGAAAGCGGCGTGCGGCTCCATGCCGGCGGCCCGCTGTGGTCATTCGGCCGGTCGACCGAGATCGACCATTTGCTGACCGAGGCCGAGGGGACCGCCCTCGGGATTTGGGTCGATCCCCCGGAGACGACCAGCCTGCGGTGGATCGACATCAACGAGCCGTGGACCGACGCCACTTTCCCGTGGGTGTCGAGCGCGACGACCGCGCGTCAAACCCTGATGGCGCAGTCCTTCGCTGACCGCACCGCCTATTTCAAGCTCGCTGCGGCCGACGGATCGGTGATCGGCTATCGGCGCGCCCGCGTGCTGGCCCGAGCCTCGGCCGATCCGGCCGGCGCTTTCTCCTTTGGCGGCCTGAAATATGCGCGCAATGAGGCCTCGCCCTCGCTCGTCTATTTCGAGGCCCTGACCGCATTTGGCGACGGCGCCGGCCAGCAGGCGGCCGCCGTAAGCCTTCTCATCGACCCGGTGCGTGCCGCAGGCGTCCCGCCGGGGCGCGACTGGCTCGCCCCGACCGACCTGTCCGGCGGCGTCGAAATTGCGGCCACAGCGGCCGCGCTCGACCTGCGGCCGACCATCCGCCAGCAAGTCAAAATCCGTCTGAGGTTCTGATGGCCTTCGAGCATCCGTCCGGCATCCCGTTCGCCTTCGACCGCGCGCAGGGCCACCCCGAGCAGCAAGGCGTGGTTTTCGTCGAGGGCCGGTTCCTTCAAGGCGCCGAAATTAACGAGCTACAGACGATTGCCC